ATCATAGCCGGTCTTGTAATATTCTTTTATTGCTGTCATAGTACCGGCGACTGCACCTTTTATTCCTCCGCCGTGTTCCTGATAGGAATTCTTGATGTTATTCAGTTTTGTTGATACCGTATTTTTAATACCGTCCCAAACATTTGCTGCAGTTTCCTTGACTTTGCCCCAAGCATTTGAAACTGTATCTTTTATCCCGTTGAACACATTCTTTATACCGTTCCAGAGATTTTTTGCTGTTTCCTTTACCTTGTCCCAATGTTTAAAGAGCAGAACACCCACCGCAATAACCGCACCGATAGCAATAACAACAAGACCTATCGGTGATGTGACAAACGTCATTATTGCACCGAACACTCCCGTCACCACATTAAGTGCCTGAGTTGCGGCAATTTGAGCGATAGTCGCAGTTGTAAGCGGTGCAAAAGCAGCCGCCTGCGTTCCTGTCATGACAGCAGAAAATGCAATTAGTCCGTTTCTTATCCCCTCGACTACATTTGCAGCCGCAACAGCAATTTTATATGCGGTTACCGCTCCGGCAATTCCGGCAATCACAGGTGAAAGTGTGCTTGCAGCGGATATTACACCCGAAGCAATATTCATCACTGCCGCAAGTGAATTGCACAAATTCGGTACTACTACATTTGCAAGTGTCTGAATTAATTCAGTACCGTTTCCGCTGAATGCGTTTACAATGCTGTTCCTGACATTATCAAACGCATTATGAAGTCGTTCTATTGCCGGCTGATTATTTTGAATTGCATTCTTTACAGCGTTAAATACCGTGCTTGCAGTATTATAAATTGTCTGAATTGCAGAAAACAATCCGTTTCCTATTGCAACAGTAACATAAGAAATAGCGGGAGTTAATGCACCGAGCCCGTCAGACATAGACTGCAGAACGCCTTTGAACTGCGATGAACCGAGTGCATCAAATATCGCAATTTTCACACCCTCGAACTGCGACTTTAAAAGTGTGAGTTTGCCGCTTACCGTGTCATTCATAGTGTCAGCCATTTTTAAAGCCGCACCTTCCGAATTATTTATAGCGTCAGACAATGAGTAAAAATCATCAGGACTTGCATTCACGATTGACAGAAATCCCGACAGTGCATTTTTTCCGGCAATCATTGTTGCATACTGACCTTTTTGAGCATCGGTAAGTGTTGAGAAGCGTGTCTGAAGTTCGGGAATAAGCACAGATAAAGGTTTCATACTGCCGTCCGTATTTACTGCAGAAATCCCCAAAGCCGACATAGCCACATCTACTTCTTTGGTAGGTTTCGCCAACCTTGTCATAACACCTCTCAGAGAAGTACCTGCATCCGAACCTTTAACTCCGGCATTTGCCATCAGACCGAGTGCTGTGGTGGTATCTTTCATTGAATATCCCATTGCACCCGCAGTTGCCGCAACATTTTTAAAGGACTCGCCGAGCAAAGATACATTTGTATTTGACTTTGACGATGCAACCGCCAAAACATCAGCGAACTCACCGCTGTCACTTGCTTTCAGTCCGAAAGCAGTCAAAGCATCGGTTACAATATCAGATACACCGGCTAATTCCTCACCGCTCGCAGCGGCCAGGGTCATTATTCCCGCAATACCGTCAATCATCTGCGATGAATTCCAGCCTGCCATCCCCATATATGACATAGCCTCTGACGCTTCTATTGCAGAAAATTTAGTTTTAGCACCCATTTCCTTTGCTTTCTCGGAAAGTGCAGTCAGTTCTGCACCTGTTGCCCCCGAGATTGCGGATACGTTTGCCATTCCCTGTTCAAACTCTCTGCCGGTATTCACTACATCTTTGCCGAAGTCAATCGCTTGACGTACACCGACAAACGCTCCTACGACTACTGCCGCCTTAGATGCCAACGAGGTTATAACCCCGCCTACTCCGGAAGACTGATTTCCGAAGTTTTTCATTCCAGACGTTGTACCGTTTAAACTGTTTCTAAGGTTATTGCTCGCATTGACAGCGGACTTCATATTGACGAAAAAATTACCGTTATTAAGGCTTAAAGTTGCACCTATATTACGAGCCAAATTTTACGTCACCCACTCCCCAATAACGCCTTATACTTCTCCGTCTCCTCTTCCACAGCAAGCTCCATACTCGCCTTTAAAAATATTTTTTCAGACAGTGATAACCTTGCAAGCCTGTCCCAATCAAATCCCTTTTGAAGATAGAAATGAATAAGCTGCAGGTCACCGTCCGTCTGTATTAGTTTTTTACGGCTTCCACACCGCCCATATATCCAGCAAGCTTCATACACTCAATCGCAATCTGCGGTATTTCTCCCGGTGCAAATATAATTTCAACAATATCCATAGGTACTGCACAGCCGAATGCGTCCTGTACTTCCTTCGACTTAATGTCAGGTTCTTTGATACATTCATAGCACATATATTTATCACCCTCGCCTGCCTCCATATCATTTGCGTCACGGCAAAGTGCTCCGTCCGGTTCTTCAATCGTTATAACCGAATCAATGGACTTAATATATAAATCCATTGTCTTTTTAATTTTCTTTGACGCAATCATCTGCTCCTTACGTCGTAAAAGTTCTGCTAATGTTAATTTTGTAGCCTTATTCTGATGTGACCCCAAAAAGTTAGACTTTTTATAGCGTAGTAGTTTTA